CTGTAGAGTGGGAAGGCCCCGACGGCGGTCCTTATGACGTGTTGGGCTACAAGTATATTGTAGATAATCCGATTCCAGTTCCGCCCGCCTGGGCATGGCACGACATGGACGTGACCATGAACCTGTTGATTGAGAAGATGAGACAGCAGGCTGAGGGACAGAAGAATCTAATTGCTGTTCAGAGTACGGCCGACGCCGAGAAGATAAGGGAAGCGCCAAATAATGGCATCGTGTCGTTTGAGGACTTGAGTGGTATACAGCAGCTTAGTATGGGCGGCGTTAACCCCACCAACTATGACTGGGTAAATTACATAGAGAATGAGTTTTCTCGCACCGGTGGTAATGCTGATATTCTTGGTGGCCGGGGTGTAGACGCACCTACGCTGGGCCAAGAGAAGATGCTGTTCAACAACGCAGCCAGGCTGGTAAACCACCTGTACAATCGGTACAATGACTTTATGTTGTCTATCGTGCGCAAGCTGGCCTGGGCATTTTGGGTTGAACCCACCACATATGTTCCTGTTATTAAGGAAGTGCCGGGCGTTGGTTCGCTGCCGGTGGTCTTTGATGACACCAGCAAGGTTGGTGAGTTCTATGATTTTGTGTTTGACATCACCCCGTACAGCAGCCAGCGAGAGTCGCCTGACAGTAAGTTCCAGAAGGTGATGATGTTTATGAGCCAGTGGGTACTGCCGACACTACAGTTGTCCGCGGCCCAAGGTGCTCAGCTGGACTTTAATAAGGTTAATGAGATTTTGGCGACATACCTTGGCCTGGATAACTTCCACCAGTGGTACAAGACTGCCTTGCCGAGCAATAGCATGGAGGGGCTGGGTGGATACAAGATGATGCCGGGTGCGAGTGGTGGTCTTAGTGACGCATTTGGCGCTTCACCTGCCAGCCAGACTATTAACTCTAATCAGCAGCAAGCTCGTGCTGGCGGTCAGCCGAGCCCCGATAACAGAACAGGCGCAAGCAACATGGTGTAATTATGAAGAAAACTGTAGCCGTGATTTTGTGGACTGTGGGTCTTCTTGGTGCAGGAAGCGGAATGTGGTTTGTGCTGGATATGAACACTTTGGCTGACACGGTGGGAGAGGTGCGTCAGTCAGTGGTGCATATTGAGAAGGTGGGCTCGTGGGAAGGTTCGGGGTTTGTGCTGTCTGAGGACGGAATTATATGTACGGCAAAACACGTCGTTGAGGGCGGCGGTACGTTTGTGGTCACGTTTGACGATGGTACTAAGGTGACTACTACCTGTGCCCTTCAAGACAATGAACACGATATTGGTTTTCTTAAAGTTAAGACGTTGCGCCCGCTGACATCGCTTCCTGTGCGGCGGTTCAGTCTGAGAGCGGGAGACCAGGTGTTTATAATGGGTAGTCCGCTTGGGTTTGATTACTTCAACTCGGTTACGCTCGGTATTATTTCCGCTGCGCGCCGCGGAACAAACAACGATTATGGGCTTGGGTGGCAGGTGTTGTTTCAGTCGGACGCTCGAGCGTACCCAGGAAATTCTGGTGGTCCGGTGTTTGATTTGGACGGGCGTGTGGTTGGTGTGCTGGTGGCTGGCGTGGACGCCTCTATGAACTTTAGCGTGCCAGTGTCCGTATTTATGGACAATATGCCGGTGGTGCGGTTGATGCTGACAGAGCAACGCTTTAGCGTTCCTTTTACTCCAGAAGTAAATGAGACGTATACATCTGTTACACCAGTAGAACCAAATGAGCCAGAACATTCTAACCCGGAAGGTCTGGAGTAATTATGCCCCTTAAGCGTGGAAGCAGCAAAAAGACGATCAGTGAGAATATCAGCCGCGAAATGCACGCCGGAAAATCGCAGAAGCAGGCCACCGCAATAGCCTATGCACACGCACGAAAATCTGGCGGCAAACTGTATAAACGGAAGAAGTGATCGTGGATTGGCTAAAGAGATTTTTTGATAAAATACTGTCACTGTGGCCAGCGGTTATTATGGTAGACCCTTCTGAGCGCGCAGTTCGCATTACGTGTGGTAAGTGGCCCAAGACGCTTGGGCCGGGGTGGTACTTGATGTGGCCCATAATTCAAATCATGTATAAGTGTGACGTAATGACGCAGGTGGTAGACCTTGCCCCACAGACCGTTACTACCAAAGACGGGCACTGCTTGGTTGTTAGTGGCGCATTGCGTTATCATATTACGGACATTTACAAGACACTGTTAAACGTACACGATGTGGATAAGGCGCTGAGTGTGTTGTCACTCGGAGTTATCTTGGACTACATTAGTACTAAGACACTGGCTGAGTGCTATAACAGGGATGCCATAAAAGGTGAGTTGCGCACGGCACTGGCAGCCGAGGCGTCTAACTGGGGCATAAAGATAGAGAAGATTTACTTAACCGATTATGGTCGCGTTAGAAGTATACGACTCTTCGGTGATAATATGAGGGCAAGCAATGGCTGCGGAGGTTAAGGTAACTGTAGCGGCTCAGGTCACGGGTCTTGGGCAATTGTTTGAATTGGTTGACACGTTTACAACCACGACAACCGCTACTCGAAAAACGTATGGGTATCAGGTACAGGCTGTTGCGGATACCGCAGAGGCACTGGGCTTGGGTGACGTGACAACCCCTGAACTGATTATCATTAGGTGTGTTACTAATGACGTTGACATTGATACGTCGTTCTCGGTAGCCTTTAGTGCCGAGATTACTGTCAACGAGGGCGAGGTGGCGGTGTTCAAGCCTACGGGAACGGTGTACCTCAAAAATGACGATAGTGCGGAGGCGGTCACGGTCGAATACATCGTGGTCGGTACCTGATGCCAGAATACACGTTTCGCTGTACTAAGTGTGGTTTGGTGTTCGATCATATTGAGTGTATTGAGCACCGAAATAATGCTCAGGTTTGTCCTGGTTGTAGCGGACCGGCTGGGCGCGATGCAGCGTCTGAGCTACGTAGAGGGAAT